AATGAATCGTAAAGTACCTTAAAACCCTCATTTTGTTTGTTAAACACGTAGTTTACGTAATCTGTTGCTTGTTGAGCCATTTCAATATCTTCAGGCCCTTCTGGCTCAAATTCAGCTACATTTGTGTGTGTAGTGAATATTCTCATCAAACTTGGCATAATATATTCAACAGTATCCCTTACATCTGTTGTTACAATCTCACTTCTACCGTCTATTTCGTTACCAAATTTTTCACCAAGATAGTATTTCATTGAGTCTTCTCTTTGACTCGATAGTTCACTATTCATGTGTCCGGTAGCTTGTTCAATCTCGTTAGCTAACAAAGATACAAGTTCGTTGTCTTTCATTTCTGCCATTTAATAATCCTATACTATTGCTACATCAGGCCCTAAATACCCTTTTGTATTCCACTTTGAAGTTTCAGAGGTACTGTGTCTCAAACTCATAACAGCGTAACGGGTAGCTGACATAACATCATCTTTAATTTTAACGATTTTACCATCTTTACGGTGATATAATCGGTATTCCTCAAACCAATCCAAACAGGTGTTAAATACTTTAAATTTACCCTGTTCCATTCTTGATAACATTTCCATAATACCAGCCTCAACAGAATTACCACCTTTCTTTTCACCCAAAGCTGGTGGGTTTTCGAAATGAAAAGGTAACATATTTACGTGTGCTGAACGATATTGTTCAGCTAAAGTGATACCACTCCCTTTGTCATGTTGATATCCGTCATGTGGCCATGCAATAGGTATATAATGACTTCCCTCCCTTTCGTTTATGTGACTTGCATGATAATCAGGTGTTTGTTTGGACATTTTGTAAGTATCGTAAACATATACAATATCCTCATCTCTATCCCATGCAACCCAAACAACTGCTGTTGGGTGGTCATAACCGAAATCTAAACCAGCTATACGTGTAAAATGTTCAGGTATAGTAAATGGCTCACATGCAAGTGAATCTTCATCTACAGGGAAAACTAAACCACTACCAATCATTGGTATCCCCTTACTCCTTAGTTCCCTTTCGTGGGGTGGTAATGCCTGTAATATCTGTTCTTTCATAGAATCAGTCAAGTGTTCAGCATCTGCCCAACTAGCTGTTATCAATGCTTGTTTAGGTTTCAAATCACTTGTAAAGTTTTGTACCACTTCAGTCATACCGGATTCAGGGGTAAATGTAAGGTACACCATGCCATTCCTATCCAATGTACGTGTAATACACTGTGAATAGATATCTTGTGGTGGCTCCTCATCTAACCATATCAAATCAACAGATTCACCCATAAATTTTTCAGCACCCATTTCGTATGCTTTGAAACCGATACGTGACCAATCACCACTAACGTGTTTGACCATGACACTAGAAAAAGCATTGGGAACGCCGGGTTTACGGGTAGTTTCACCTATCAAATGTTTGGGTACACTACCTTTCCCTTTATCCTTTGGGTTATCGGGTTGACCAAATAATTCTTTTTGACAAATATCCCTTGTGGTTTCATTACTTGCACCACATACCCAACCCCTGATAGGTTTGTCAAACTTTCTACCTTTCCACCAATCGGGATACAATCCCGTACTGTGAATTGCCATTTCCATGCCACCCACGTAGGATTTACCAACCCTGTTAGCCGCCATAAGTAGTCTTTGGTTAGCAACCTCACCGGTTTCGTGAAAGTTTTTTTGAAATCCGTAAGGTGTGTAGTAATTCAGTTTATTTTCCTCAGTCCGTTTTTTTAGTGTTAAGAGGATTTGTTCAATTCTTTCTTTTTTATTCATTTTTAATGTAAAGCAGGGGGGGTTACTTGCAATTATAAGTTTTTAAAAATTTTTTTACAAGGGATTTATACCGCCGAAACCGAAAAACCCGATTATAACGTATTTCTCGCCCTTAGAATGGGTGTGTGTAATGTACCTAGAATGAAAAATACAGGTTTGAAATTACAGCCCGGTGTGTGAAGTAGACGACTTCGAATACAACAGGTGACAAGGGGGGTTAGGGGGTATATTAGTAAATTATAATATTAATTAAATGGGAAATAAAAAACCCTAAGGGTTGTTAGTAAAGGTATCCACCTTACCTGTTCCGCTTAGGGTTAGTGTATTTAATCTGTTATCTAAAATACCACCTGAATATAACACATTATAATTGAAATGTACAAGTTTTTTTTGCATGGTTTGAATTTTATTTTAACGTGTGGGTGTGTGACTATGAACGTTTATTTTAAACCTACAACACCTAATAACAAGTAAATTATATAATCATAGTGTATATAGTATATATACGTTTACTAGGTAATAAGTACGTGTTTACAAGGTTTTTACGGGAAATTAACAATAGTGGTTTTTATTGTATATATATAATAATATAGTATATTAATAAATTAATTTATTTGACACATTAGGATTTATTCAGTAATATATTGGTATGAATAAGAATAATACAAATAGATATGGAATAAGCTATATCAGGAAAGATAACCACAGGAATTCTTTTCACGGATATTCTTTATACGTTAGATTTTACAATGCAACAAGTCAAACTAATGCATTAGCTAAATTTAGGAAATCTAGGTTTTTTGAATATATACCGGAATTGGGTAGTTGTGGTGATTGTTCAAACATACGTGGTGTATGGTTGGATAAATAACAATATATATCTGTAGGAGGATATTATGAAAGAAATGATAAAATTTGATGAAAAAACAAAAGTTTTAACATTAGGTGACAAAGAAAGGGATTTTAGATATCACTCAAAGTACAGGGTAGTTAACGGTACATTAGAATATTATGAAATGTATGATAAGAAATTTTACCCTGTTGCATACTTCAATGATTTTACATTAGGTGAACTGTACACGATTGCACAAATGTGTGGTGATTTTAATGTAGATAATGACATGTTGGGTACTTTTAGAATGTACCACAAAATACAATACAACGGTATATTAGGTGAAAATAATGACTAAACACATTGAAGAAACTGAAAGATTGTTCACGGTTTGTTACTGTGTGGGTACAAATAACCCCATACCGGAAAAACCTGTATATATAATGAGTTTTAACCATGATACAGGTTACAACAAAATATTTGTTGATAACGTTGCACGGTTGAAACTTGGGGAAACTTATTTTTATAAGGAAAAGAATAATCTACAAACAATAACAAGGGTGAAATGATGAAAGAAATTCCATTTTTATATAGGGAAAAAGTATATAACCCTAGTACGGGTAAAGATAAGTTACAATATTATTTTATTAAATCAGATTGTCAAACTTTGATAACTAACCCGTATTTATCAGAATGTGCAAGATTTCCCGTTAAACCGTGTGAATATTACGGTATTACGTTGGAACAATTAGAAACAATAACAAAAGGAAATAACTTAGGAGGTTATAAAAATGACTACATACTTTTACAAAATACTTGAATTTATCGGTAAACCGATAGAATTAATGGTTATATGGGTAGTTGTACCCATGTTGGAAATATTAATATTATTAATGGGTGTGGGTATATTCACCCTAATATTATCTAATATTGTGGGTGTATTATGATATTACTTGAATACACAGAAGACGGTTTTGTTGGGTTTAATCATGGTGGGGAATTCATAACAGACCCTTTTTTTGATGAAACCAATAAAAAAACAGTAAACCCTTTTACATATTACGGAATATCCAAAAATGACTTGAACGTAATGATAAAGGAAAATCAATTAACAGTTAGGAGGATAAAATGAGGCAGTATAAAATGTGGTATGATACATATTCACCGGATTATAAAAACGGTAATAAATCATACGGTAGTAATAGTTACACCACACAACGTATATTTGTGGGTACAAGTAGTGCAAACTCTCACCCATTCTGTACAACAGAAATGCAAAAAATAGAAATGTTTATTAATGATACATTACACTATAAATTTGTTTACACGGTGGACGGTGAGGTTGTAAAGGAAAAACTATTTAACGTTAAAACAAAAGAAATAGTAAAAGATAACTAATATAACCGGAGATACTATGAATTACACAGATTTGGGTATTTATGTATTTTTGGGGTTGGGTTTTATTTGTTTGACTGGTTTAATTGTGGGTTTATATTTATATAAACGTGAGTTGAACAAGTATAAAAAACACCCAAATATATATATTTATGGTGAAACAATACACAAAAAAGATAAAAAATAGGATATAATAAGGTGTTTTTACTTTCTGAGTAAATAACCTCCTACTACCCCAAAAGTGACCCTTTTGGGGTTTTTTATAGGTTGTTTATCTTATTTAGGGCAGATAGTTCAATATCCTTTAAATAC